AGTCCGGATGGTCAAGTTCTCCTAATGCTCTACGTTCGTTGATAAGTTTTTTGTAGTCCTTGACCTCTCGTTTAAGAACCTTCTTTGGGTACACCCGACCATTTTGATTCTGGGCGTTTGCGCGTTGAAGAATGCCTTTGACAACAAGCGGTTCATCCGACCCCCCTGCAGCTTCATCAAGCCGGGTTTTCTTTTTTTCATATTTGAAAGGCCGGATATCAACAATATCGGCCTTTTCTTTTTCCGGTTTTGTGTCAAGGTGTTGTTTTGTTTCTACGTCTGCCATTATGGAAGCTATATTTGAAAATTAATACAGTTCTGTAACGCTTGAAATCATTCGAGCAACTTTATCTGCGTCTTCTGCTCCAATGATAATTCCGTTTGTTTCGCCGTACTCAACGATATACACGCCAACGTCCATCGTCCGCTGGTCTTCAACGGCGTAGATTTCAATGTCTCCACCCATTGTTCGAAACGTTCCGATTGTTTCTCGGATTTCGATTGGTCCTACTCCTTTTCCAACCACCTCACCTGAAGACAGGTGGGACTCGGAAATAAGATTTGAAACCTCTTCTCGGATGATTCGTTTAAGCCGTTGTGGGGACATGATGTATCTAAATGTTTTTATCTGTTACTGTGTTGCTATCTAATCAATCCAAAAGGATCGCCTTCTAAACAGGTCATAAAAGACTTCTGAAATCTCCGAACGAATAATTTGCCGGATCTCTTCTTCTTCGTCTTTGGAAAACTCTTCTTCGATAAGCGTGCGGCACACCTCTTCTCGAATAATGCGCCGCAACGTCTTATCTTTTCTTCCTCTCATCATATTAACAAGGTGTACAGAAGTATATTTACTGTACTCGGTAATTTTCGTTGATGTATGAAAGCTTCTCTTCAAGCTCGTCATTACTTAGGCTTTCAAGAAGGGCTTGGGTAAAGGAAACCTCTCCCATAAGTTGCCTCATCTTGTCTGCCTGTTCATTGAGCCGTTGCCGTTGAGATTGCTTGTTTTCGTTTAGTCCTGCAAGCTCTTTGAATCGTGACTTCTTTTGTCCGTTAATAAGATTTCCCATTGTGTGCTATTTTAGTTATATAAAGTGAATGAATCTTGAAATACACGTAAACTTTTAGTGACTCTTGAAAATTTTAGGTTATTAGCTTCTTGACCTCTTTTCGAATACGCTCGTCTTTATCAGCCATTGGGCCAAAGAATGCAAGAAAGTCTTGGATCGCTTCCGGGCTTGTAACGTCTTGAACAAGCGTATAACCGTATTGCTTGTTGATCTTTTTTAGCTTCTTTTTTCTCTTCTCTTCATCTTCTTCGCTATCCCCCGAAAACGCATACGGCGTGTCATACCCCGGAACGTTCAACGTTGTTGTTGCTTCGTCGGTTGTTTCCTTTTCTTCGTCATCATCTTCGCTGTCAGCTATTATCGTCTTGATGTACTCTTTAAGCTTGCTTTTAGGATACTTTAAGGAAGAACCTCCGTTGCAACCACAATCTTCGCTAATTCTTCTTCTCATTGACTTTTAAGCTGGTTTTCGATTTTTTCTTGAAGCTGGTAATACATAAGAAGCTTCGTTACTTGATCTTCGGTGACGTGTTGACCGTTTTTAACGTTGCCGATAAGTTCGGAAGCTTCTTTGACTTTTGTTTTTGTAACCGTGTCTTCGATTTCGTCTTGAAGTGAGGAAAGTGTTTCTCTTAATTCTTCAGCCTCCGAATCCACGTATTCTCGAAGATTGTTTGTATTTGAAATGTTGTTGATGTATTTTCGAAGAAGCTTTTTCTGTTTCCCGTTCAACCCGTTGTATCGGTCGTTAAACCGCTCAATCATAAGTTTCTGTGCATAGAGGCGAAGGTCTTTGCTCTGGCTTTTGTATTCTTCTATCTCTTTTGACCGGGCCTCTTTTAGTTTTTCCTCCTTGGTAGGTTCGGACGTGTCGCTTGTGATGTGTTCTACAAGCGTGTCTTCAGACCGAACAACGTCGGCGGGGTTGTAAATCTCTTTATCGTCTTTTTCGGCTTCAAAAACCTTGTAGATGCTCGCATACTCTTTGTAGTTGTCTACTCTTGACTTGAAGAACTCTTCAAGCGGGTAGTGCTCTTTGATCTCTCCAATCAAGTCATATCTCTGGTTATACAGCTTCTGGTCGTCAAGCTTCTTTCGCGTTTCAACGACCCGGTTTATAAGGTCTTTTGCTTTGCTTGCGTTAGAGAAATCTTCACTCATTAAGACGTTATACAAAGAGTACTCTTTGGCAAGCTCGGTGTCCTTGTAATACTCTCGAATTATTCGAGCCGCCTCGCTTTTCGTTTCTCCATTTAGTGCATCAACAGTAATTTGACGCACCAGCATTTCAAAAATCAAGCCAGTATTTTTGTACTTCGAGTGTTTTATCTTTTTCATCTTAGGTTTTTGTTAAATCTTCTTCACTTTATATATAGAAAAATTACGTGCTCCTTTATAAAACGAGTGTTACTACAAGGTTTTATCTAGTATTTCTTTGAGTCGATCACTTTTTTCTTCAAGGGTTGACTCATCCATATATGTATCTTTCATATGTTCTTCGTTTCTTTTTTCCTCTTCATCGTCACTTTCCATGTACGTTTCCTGAATAAGACGCTTCTTTCTGTTGAAATGCTTTTCTAAGCTTGAAGAAAGGGCCATTGGACTTCCCCCTTGGTAGTTGTGGGTTACGTCCGAAGACTTGTTTCTAATCTGGTTTGAAAGGTCTTTCATGCCGGATACGTCATCGTCTCCGCTTCCAAGATCATTTTCGCCCTCTTCTTTGTCTAAGTCGTTTAGCTGGTCTTCGGTGTCGTCAATGTCAAGGTTTTGAATTTGGGAACTTCCGCTCATTGCCAAGTCGCTTGGGGTTCCATAGCTCATCCCCGTCTTCACAGGATCGTTACCTTCGCGCTCAATTTGATCTTTACGGAAGTTGCGCTTCCAATCCCGAACTTTCTCTTTATACTCTTCATCGATTTCGTCTTCGGACATGTTGAACACCTCTTTCGCAATCTTTTCATCGGAAAGAAATGGCATTTCTCGCATGTCACGGGCAAGACTTACCTTTCGGCTAAGGAACTCAATTCTTTCTTGTTCGGCAACAATGCTTGGGTTTGTAAACGAGAAGTTAAAGTCAATAAGGTCGCTCCCTCTGTATCCCCGGACATAAAGGTGAACAACAGCAATCTTTTTAAGCTCCCTAGCAATAGAGCGTTGAAGATTTTCAACGGCGTTTGAAAACTTAATGGACTCTTGGGCAAGAGTCGCCTTTCCTTGAATCTCCTGTTCGTATCCCAAGAAAGCGTTCGGAATTTTTAGAGCCGACATAAGTTTCTTTCGAAGATATTCAACGTCTTCCATTGCTTGATATTGAAGACCTTGAAGGCTGTTGATCTCTGTGCCGGATTGGTTTCCACGAACCGGAAGAAAGAAGTCTTCCAACATGTTCTGCATGTTGAACTCTAAGTTGTATTGTCCGGTCTCCGGGTCAACAAGCGGAGTTTGTTGAATATCGGCCATAACGTCGTTCATATAGCTTTCAATCGCGTCAGGTTCAATATTCCCAACGTCAATTTTGAAAACCCGCTTTTCCGGTGCTCTCATAATCCGGTGAATAAGCATCGCCTCTTCCATCAACGAAAGCTGTTGCCATATCTTTCTTCCGTTTTCGATAATGCTTTTTCCGTACGGAAAGAAGTTTCCGTCATTGATGAACCGAAAGTGTGCAACTTCCCATTCTTCAAACGCAATTTGCCCTTGGGTGCTCGTTGTGTACGCAGACCCGTGAGCGTTTCCTTGGTAGACGAATTTAATTTCGTCTCCGTGGGTGTCTTCTTGTCTTACGATCTCATATGGGGAAAGCGGAGTAACCTTTGTTACCCCAACGTCTTCGTTAACTGTCATATGAAGAAAGAGGTCTCCATACTTTGCAATCGAACGCGCCCACCACCGGGCATTAAAATTAACGTCCAGTATGTTGAACACCAAGTTTTCAAGAACGGACTTTATTTCTCCATTTTCACATTCTACATCTAAAATTTGCCCGTATGCGTCTTTAGTTGAAACTTCGTTGGCATAAATGTCAAGCGCAGACGCAATGATCGGGTCTTGATCCATGTCTTCATACGTCTGGAAAAGCTCAAATCTGTTTGCGTGAAGGGCTTGTGAAGAAGAATATCCGCTTGAAGAATAATGACTTTGACCGGAACCGTATAGCTTTTTAAAGCGACCGTCTGCAAGGTCTTGGGATATAGATTGGCTGTTGCGTAGATCTGCCGTTGTAACGTCTTCTCCGTCGCTAGATCGAACAATGACTTCGCTAGAGAAAAGACGCGAAAGAGCATTTCTAATGCTTCCTGTTGACTCTTTTGCCATTCTATGAGTTGGTTTTTATATTCATAACTTCTTCGTTTCTATTCAACAATATATAGCTTTGAGTCATATAAGCCTTACAATCTTGTTCTCGTCGCTTATTTGGTCATACCCTCTCCCCCAATCAGACACATAATTTCTTCCCACGTAGCCGCCATACACCTCTCCGTGTCCGGTTTGAGAGTCGTATTCGGCTTGGTTCACGATGTAAAATTCATATGAAGAGGGGTTGAATGAACTCGTTCCAAGTTCACTTCGGATCTGGCGAACAAGTTCGCTGTATTGTGGGCTTCGTGGGTGAACCAAAATCATGTCCGGGTCGTCAATAACTTCCCCAACAGTCGTCTCTTCTCTGTCTTCCTCTTCTTCGAGAAGGCGAAGCTCTTCAACGAATATTTGCCGTTTTCCCTCTTTTGTGTCAATTCTTCTCATATTGGTTGATTCTTTATATTTGTCTGATTTCTTTTTTTCACCATCTGCTCTTTCAATGTACCCTTGGGCTTTACAGCTTGCTTTTTGAGTGAAACCCATGTCTTCTGGGTCGGTGTTCTTGCAATACTCTTCGCTTGCCTTTTCTAAAATGTGGCTTTGAACTGCAGAACGCATATATTCTTCGATCTTCCACTCTTTATCTTCACTTAAAAGATCGGATACGGACTTGTCCTTCCTCCAGAATACACAACTCCAAAATTTCGCCGTGTGCTTGTCAGACTGGTCAAGTTCATCACAGCTAAATCTGGATCTAAAGGATTTGAGCCTCCCCGGATCGTCTCTTTTGATTTCCATCGTATCGGAGCCGAATTTCACTTTGTTCACGTTTCCGGAATCCGGGTTGCGAACATAAACGGCAAACTTCTTTTCGTCATCTTCAATCCGAAACGGGTCGTAAAGCGTTACCTCTCGCCCGTCATACTCCACATCTTCTTGGTCTGGAAGCTCGGGGGTATCGTAGTCGGGAAGATCGTCCATTGTAAGGTCTTCATCTTCATCCTCGGTCAATATTTGAGAAATCTTTTGCTTTGTGATCATGTCTTTTACGTTGCTTCCTAGTAAATGTCGATAACAATATCTCCGGACTTCGGTTTAAAGTTTTCTTTCCGCATAACGGTAATGACCGTCAGGGAAAGAACCGAAGGGTCTCTTGTTCGTTCTAAAACACCGACAAGATTTAAGTCATATGTGTTGTCTCGAATAACGAACTCGTCCCCAACGTCCATTCGATTATTGATTAGGTACTGGAGGATCTTATCAGACGCTTCTTCGGCGGTAGCGATAATTTCTTCTTCGTCAATCTCATCGCCTTGTCCGTGCCGGAATCTTCTCTCGTCTGCGTGCTTTGACAGGTCAACGTTGACCTCAATTGTAACGCTTTCCAAAAAGTTACCAATTGAACGCTCGGCAATCCTTTTTGTAAGCTCTTCAAGCATGTCGTTTAATTTCATGATCTCTTTCTATTTGTTTTCTTTCTTTTTTTGGACCCCTTCTTGTAGCTACTTTTCTTTTTATGGCCCTTCTTTGCCGCTTTTGATCTTCGTCTTTTTTCTTTACTCGACATTCGAACACACTTTCCGTCTTTCGCTTTTTTGCCCTTGGGACAGTCAAGTTTACGAACTTTCTTCCCATTCCTATAGACGGTCTTGTATTTTGCCTCGGACAACTCCTTTCGAATAAGTCTTCGCAACTTCCCCCTTGTTAGTTTTTTCATATTATCATCATAAGTTCTTCTATAAGTTCATCTAAAAGTAACTCCACTTCTGCCGGGTCCTTGTTCATTCGGTCGGCAAGCTTTTGAATAAGTTTTGTAGACGTTCTCACCCCCTTCATGTGAGATAGAATATCATTTAAGTCGCAATACAAATCGCCCTTTGTTACTTTCTCTTGAAGACTGTTTCTGTGCTTTCTGTACTTCATAGCGTTTACGTGAGATGTAAATTTGATTAATCGAAAAGCCAAGAAATATCTTCTCCACTTGAAGGATCTCGGTGCGGATTTCCTCTGTTCTTTCCGGACGAAATTCCGGAACTTGGGATTTGTTTGCTCGGTGAATTTTTGTTTTTGATTCCTCTCACCATGCCTTTGTTCATTTCTCGTTCGTTTCCGAACACTCGAATCGCCGTGTCCCGGCTCCAGAAGGCAAACATTGTAGCGAAAATTAAGTCGTCGTAAAAACCGTCAAGGTGCTCTGCCCGTTTTGACGTTTTCCACACGAAAGTTTTAAGCTCTTCAGCAAGTCTAGAAGAACGGATCGTGGCATATTCTTTGCGAAGAAATTCTTCAAGTTTTGACACAAGAAGCGGCCTTGTCTTTCTTGTTGTCTTTAATCCGGGGTAGACCTTCTTTTTGTTTGAGGAAGCGTTGACCTCAACAATCTTAAAGTCACTTGACGTGTAAAGAAGGTTTTTATACTCCATGTCAATAAGACGTTGGAGAGTTGTGAACCCGTAATTGTTTCTCTCTACAACTGCTAGTGCTTGGTTGTAGATGTTCCCAACCTTGTATATCTGTTCCCCAAGCTGGTCTGGAGCGATTCTTGCTCTATACTCTGCAACTTGCTCTACCTGTTTGGTTGTGAACACCTGAAAGGTGGAGAAGTCTCCTTCATCGTCGCCTCTTGCAACGTCTGCAGATATGATGTAGTTGGTATTTGGCTGTGGCTCTTCCCATACCCAAAGGCTTGTTCCGGCTAGTATAGGAACTTTGTATTTTGGTTTTGATACCGTATTTTTCTCCATTGATTCAATCCGGTCCATTTCAATCACAGTCGTACCGGAACTGGAGAAGTCACAGTCAAACTCTCGTTTTGCTTCCTTCTCCGGAAGTTTTTTGCCCTGTTTTCTTCTCCACTCCGCGTCTCGGTTGGGGTGAAGACTCCAATGAAGCTTGATCGGGTGAAAATCGTTTTCCCCCGTTCCAATCCATTTTTCTTTGTCGGGAGTATCGTCTATCTTTTCTGCTCCACTAATGGCTTTTTGCCAAACTTCATGAAACCAAGAGCCGATATTTTCCGGGGTAGAAAGCACAACAGAGCGTCCCCCGGACTGCGAAAGCGTAGCTTGGACACTTGCCCAAAGGTCACGGGCACCGTCGATAAAGGCTGCCTCGTCAATAATCAAAAGAGAAAGGGACTCGGACCTTCCGGCGTTTTCCGTTGTTGTCTCTGCGGATATCTGGCTTTGGTTATCAAGTTCCATTGAAAGCCTGTTGTCACGCACCTTCTTCTGCCGCAAAAAAGACGGAAGGTTGTCGTGCATGATTTTTGTCTTCTTAACCAAGTTGGCGGCAACGCTTTGTTTTAGGGCCACAACCAAAATATTTTTGTCGGTGTTGAACACCATAAGCCAAAGAGCGTACGCCGCCATAAGCGTGGATATACCCATTTGACGGGCTTTCAAGATCACGTTGAACCTGTTATCTTCAATCTCTTCAAGCGTTCTTTCTTGAAACGGGTAAAGGTCAAACGGAATCTTACCTTTCTGCTGGTCTTGAATCATGCAGTACTTCCGCATAAAGTACTCCGGGTTGGTAGCGCACTTTAGATATTCTTCTCTCTGGTTTTGAAGTATCTCTTTCCGTTTGTTGTTCTTATCTGCCATTAGTGATAATTCTTTTTTTACCCGTGAAGAATTTTCCTTTCACTTTCTCTAATCGTGCTTCCCCAAAACGATTCACCTTCGTCTTTTTCAAGCGGGTTATTGGGGTCAGCTTTTTTCTTCTTCATTGACGTGTCTTTATCCGGATCAAATGCGGTGGACGGGCCGCCACTTACGACAATCCCACCACCGTTTACGTCAAGTCTTTTGTATAGCTCTTTCTCTTTTTGAGTCCGTTGGTCTTTCTCTATATTTCCAAACATGACGCTTTATCTGGTTTGTTTTTTAAAGATTTTCAATGTCGTCTCGAATCTCTCCAAGTCGCTTCACAATTCTTGAAATCTTATCGTTGTTCGAACCGTCTGCGGCTTCTTTGAGAAGAGAAACTGTTTCATCAATGCTCTCGGCAACAATATCAATTTGTCCCCGTTTCATGTCTTCAAGACCTCTATACGTGAAGTCGTCTTGTCTTGAAGGAGAACTCATGTCGTGAATCGGTTGAAGCCCAACCATTCCACCCACGGCCTCGTCAATTTGTCTTTTTGAAGACCGCCGCTTTTGATTTCGAACCTCTCGTTCTACAAGTTTACGAATTTTTCGTCTGTTGATTCTCATATTACTTTTTTGTTTTGTGTTGTGAATTTGTATCTTGGTTGTAACACCGTTTGTATACAATTACTATTTGTTTCAATTTGTCTGCCCGACCACATATGCAGAACCGATAACGGCGGCGGCCCCTCCAACGAAGTAGAGCCACTTTCTTCTGTTTGCAGACTCTACCTGCTCTCTTAACCCTTGGATCTCAATTTGCTTCTCTTCAAGAAGTTCATTTCGATTTTTGATTCTGCGGTCTTTGATATCAATGAGCAGGCTGTCTTTGGTTCGAAGTGCTTTAAGGGTTTGAACCTGAGATTCTAGGTTTCGTTTTAGTCTGTTCAAGTCTTCTATCTTCTTTTGCTGCTCTTGAACATCGTCCCTTACCCGTTCAAGTTGCTCTACCGGGACACAGACAGTATCTTTGTCCGTAGAAGACGGTGACGTTTGCCCCATAGACGTTAAAGGAACAAAGAGCAGAAGAAAAGCCAAAACAGAAATTCCTTGTCTAACCATTGTTTTCGCCATAATTTTTTTGAAGCCACTTCTTTACGTCTTCTTCATTTTTCTTCTCTTCCGGTTTTTCTTGAAGCTCTTTTCGAATCTCTTTTTCTTCTTCTTCAAGATCTTTTAAATCGGTTTCAAGGTCTTGTCTTTGAGATTCAACACTTTTTTCTTGATCTTGAAGGTTTTCGTCTTGATCTTCAAGTCTTTTTTGCCTTCTAAGGCTCTTTTCAATCTTCTCTTTCGCGGAGTCATCAAAAAACAGCATGTACCCTAAGATTATACTCAATCCCAAGGCTATGTACTCCCAAGATTTCTTCAAGAACGATATAATAACTTTTCCTATACGTCTGATTGCTTCGGTCATAATTTTTCACCGTATTGGTTTTTCGTTGCCGCCCCCGTTTGACGCTTGATGGGAGGAAGCTAGCGTTTAAGTCTTTTAGCTTTTTTGACGACCTCTTGAACTGCTTTTTGTTTACTTAGACCCTTTTTACTCATAAGCTGGCGAACCGCTCGTTTGAAGGATTCAAGCTTTCTTGATGAAGACTCGTTAAGCCCGTCTTCGCCTTGAACGTAGTCTTTAGCTTGTTCGATAGCTTCTTGGTCGGTCGTGTCTGTTTCTTCGTCCCACCCCAGACTTACAAAGTCGAAAAACTTCTTCTTTCGTTTGTCGCTAAGGTCTTGTGGGGAATCGATCCCGAATACGTCCATCATCTGCTGAAAATACTTCTGGTATTCGGTCTCTTCATTTAAGATGCTTGAAATTTCTTCTCGGATGAGATTTCTGATTTCCTGTTTTTTCATAATGTTCGTTGGTTTTAGCTTACTTTATCTGGTAAATTGATGTAAGTAAATGATGAATAACAAATCTTACGAATCCTTTTCTATACCTATTGGCGGCTCATAGATAACAAATATTTTGGACTGTTTTTCGGAGACGTTTTCAACAGAGTGTTCAACGTTACAAGGAATATAAATACTCTCTCCAGAAGAAAGAACTTTGCTTGTCTCTTTTACTGTGTACTCAACACTTCCGGAGACCACAATTGCAAGCTCGGACTTATCCGGGTGTAGGTGGACAGGAAGGCTACTATTTGGCTTTACTTCTTCAACCCACCCGTCGATATCTTCTTGCTCAATAACAGGTCGCACTTTCCACCCATCTTGAACTTCTATGGATTCACTTGTATACGGGATATTATTCACGTAACCGTCGTTGTATTTCTTTTCAAGACGGGTAGAAATTTTTGATTGCAATTTGAGTATTTTTTGGTGCATTTCGTTCATAATACTGTCTCTTGTTATTGAATATTGTCTTTACATATAGTTTATGTTTAAAGTGCTTGCCTCCATATGCCTTTTTCTATGTTTTCGATTTTGGTCTTCGTTACTTGTGTTACTTACTAATCTTTATTGGCTTCTTCAAGAAGCTTTTGTAAGACCTCAATCGTATTTTCTTGCTCGATTTTGCGTTCTCTGCTTTCTTTGTCTCTTTGGTCTCGCAAAGAGAGATACTTGTCCCTCCAGTAGTCTCTGCGGTCCATTGTCTTCTTTAGCCAATAAGCCACGACAGCCGCAACCGCTGGTCCTGTTCCTAATTTTAGAATTTCCAAAAGGATGGAAATTTCCATCGTATAGTTCCGCGTTTCTTTGAAATTTTAAAGTAACCAGCGAAGACGTTGGTTTTGACAAATCACCAACTACTGCTTTTCTTCTTCAAGTTGTGCAACCTCTTCTTTTAAGTTCTCGATCTTCTCTTCGTATAGAGACACAAACTCTTCAAAGTCCTCTCGAAGCTGATCTACATCCGGCCCTCCGGACCAGACCTCCATTCGTCCTTGCGGGTTCTGTACGTATTCGTCGTCTCCTTTTTGACTTTCCAAGAACTCTTGGAACTCTTTTTTCTGGTCTTCAAGCCAAGACTCTATGTTTTTGATAGTACGCTTTTTGTGATAAAGCTCATACTCACCCCGTGCTCGAAGTGTAGATTCAAACTCAATCTGGCAGTCAAAGCAATGCCCGTGGATTTTGTATGCCTTTTTGTCGTTTCTGTGGTTCATGATCGAACCACATTCCGGACAAAAGAGCGGAGTACCAAGAGACTCGGTTGATTTTCCGTGACGGATTGAGTATCCTTCTTTTCGTTCCCAAAGATCTCCCTTGTCGTCTCTCCACGTGTCGCCGGGTTCAACGCCTTCGGGAACAATTTCTTTGACCCTCACGTTTGTGGACGAATTTTCATCAAACCCAATTTGAAGCTCTTCGTCTGCGGGGTTTTCTCCTTTGAGGATTTCGTAAAGTGCATCCCGCTCTTGCGGGGTCGTAATCATGTCTTTTTTATCTGGCATAACGTTTGTGTTTTTAAATTCATCTTCACTTTATAAATAGTGAAAAGACCATTCGAGTGTGATTTAGGTTAAATCAAGTCGTTTTCGTTGAGGACATATCTTTTCTCTGAAATTGGCTCCTTAACCCCCTTGGATTTATACGGTGCAAACGCCTTCTTCTGGTTTAGCTTTTGCTCCCCACTTTCATCGGTCACGTACACGACCGAATCCCTGTCAAGATCTTGTCGTTCAAGGATTCTTTGAACCTTGGCCTTAACGTTTTGTCTTTCAACGAGATACACATTTTTTCTCCCAAACTTTTCACAAAGGGCCTCTTGAATGATTTTTTCTTTCATCGTCGGGCCGTGACTAGAAATCGGGTAGATTGCAACCTCTCTTCCGGTTGCAACCTTTTTCATGTGTCCACGGCGAATGGATTCTCCAAGAACGTTTGCCACTTCTGTATCGCTCTCTCCGTGCCAGCGGATTGTTTTTGTATAATCAGACGGAGAATTTACCTGTTCAACAGATCCGGCTTGCGATTTAAGCTGTGCAAGTCTTCCGCTTTCTACTTCGACGTTATCTCTAGGGTCCGTGGACGGTTCGTAATTGGGAGCAACTTCGCTCCCTAAGTAATCGATAATTTCATATCCCAATCCGCTTGCCAAAGCGTTCACAAATGGGTAATAAATTGTCTCGGGGTTCTCAACAGGCGTAGAACCGCTTGCTCCTGTTGGGTAAAAGGAGTCAAACGGAAGACCATCGGTTTTTAGCTCTTGATCTTCGTCTGCTCTTCCGATGTCGGTCAAAAACTCCCAACCGATCTTATTTGCAAACTCTTCATGATATTCGTCGTACAGGTCTTGTTCTCCCCACCAAGTTGTAGGTCCGTCGTCAACGGGTACGAGAGACGTTGTAGAGGCTTCAGAAAGCATCTTCTTTGTCTTTTGAACCACGCCCCCGATGTTTCCCTTCGTCTCTTTTAGGAACTTCTCAAAGACTTGATCTTGAACAATTTTTGAGTCAAAGCGGTCGTTCATAAGAGAAAACACCGTTTCATCAAAAGAACCAAATAGCTCTTTGAACACCTCTTTCTTCGTCTTGTCTTCAACGTCAGAGCTTGAAAATATCTTCGAAATCTTAGAATCCTCTACAGACGTTTCTTGGATTGTCAAGTTTGCGTCTTCTACTTCGTAGTAATAGGATTGCTCCTTGTATGGTTTTAGGTCCGAAGAATCATACTCTTCAAATAGGTCGGAAACGTCTTCGGACTCCTTTAGCTTCTTAACGTCGCTTTCTCCAAGAGCGGCAACAAATACGGTACCTTCTTCGTCGTGCCCTTCTAAAACCTCTGTTGGGTTCCAACTGTTTTCAACCTCATGGATCTGTTGCTCTGGGATCGGGTACATCCGGGTGATTACTTTTCTCTTATCGCTAAAGGAAAGGGGGTTTGACTCGTTTGTTCTGTCGCTTGTAGCGAGATATACATTGTGGACTCCAAATTTCTCAACAAGGTTTTCATAGATGTTGTAGTGCCCTTTGTGAAACGGCTGAAAAACTCCTGAGTATACAACGACGTGATCTAACTCGTCGGTATTTTCATTCACCTTATTTACAGCGTCTCGAACCTGTTCAACCGCACTTTCTCCGGAAAGGTGAACGCGCACAATCGGAAGACGCACGTTCCCTCCGTTTTCTTCGGAAATTTGTGTAGCGGCGATTGCCCGGTGGTGCCCGTCCACTACCTTGTAGTCTTCGGACACAAAAACCGTGCGAACTTTACCCTCCTTTTTGATTTTTTCTTTCAACGAGTCAACCTTTTCAGAACTATAATCGTCTTGGAAACTTTCAAGTTCGGTTGGGGAAATCTTTTCCCTTGTAACCAAGACGCCGTTGTTTTCCAAGACGCTTACAACGTCTTGGGTTTTACCGTCGTCAACTTGAGGCATATCCTCTCGTTTAATCTCACTTAAAACTTGGGCCGCAATCTTTTTTGAAAAATCTTCTAAGCTCACTATACTTTTCCTTTGTGTTTGGTATTTATTCAATGTAAACTCGCCTTACACCTATAAATATATAGAAGTTGAAGCTATTATGAAGTCTCCTTGCATAAATGTATGTGACATAAATAAAAAAACCGCAACCTGTAGAGGATGCGGTAGAACCATTGAGGAAATAACTAATTGGTCAAATCTAAGTGAAGAAAAGAGAGAAGAGATAATGAAACGGCTCGAAGACCAAAATTAACTTTCAAGAAACACCCCGGCCTTGTTCCCGTCAATATCAAACAGGTCAACCTTGTATTGAAGGTTGTCGATTTCACGAAGATTATATTTATCTGTGTCTACCTCCACCTTCAAGATTGTGTAATCCGGGCTAAACCCGGCTTCCTGTGCTGGTTGGAGCCGAATATCTCTCAAAAACCAATTCCAGTCTAGACCCTCTGTATCTTCGACCTTAAACGTAATCCGAAAACTCTTGTCTTCGTTTACCGAATCGGGGGGCTGCCGTACGTTTGCGCTTCTAAGAGGGAAGAAGTTTGTACTTACTTCTTCGTAGTGATACGTTTCGTTTTTCAGGTCGATTGAACCAATTTCCCTCTCTGTATTTTCAAAAGCGGCACCTGAAAGCACCGTTTTTAGCTTTGTATCTTTAGGTGAGTCGGACTTGAATTGAGTTTGAAATGAAAGTGTATATTCAGAGTAGTTGAAAAATTGAAACTGTTGAAGGTTGGGATTTGAAAAGTCAACAAACACTTCATACTCGCTTGAAGACGAAGATTGAGGGCTTATTTTCAAAGAGTTTTTAAGTTCGTCTTCATCGAAAGAAACCGTTGAATTCGGGCCGGAATCAAAAAATTCGTCAAGCTCAAATCTAGAATCAAGTATTCCAACAGGCTCAACAAGTTTCAACCGATCTTCTCTTGAATCGCTTAAAAGCTCAATGGGCTCAACTTCAAAGTCTCCAACAAACGAGTAGCTTTCGTTTTCTCCGCGAAGTCTGTTATAGACCTTGGCCCTATATGCTGCACCTGTAAGCGTCTGGATGAACCCAAGCTGAAGGTTTTTGAAATATGCCCGCTTCGTCTCTTCAAAAAACTGCGCTTCTCTTTGGTAGAGCATAAAGTATCTTCGGGTATCCACTTCAAACTTCGTCTGAAATTCTTCATACGCGTCACTTACAACGCTAACTCTAGCCAAGGTGTTGTTTATGACCTCTTCAATTCGAAGAACAAGGTCTTCGTCTTTTGGAAGTTGGCGTTCTAACGTGACCTCTCCGGTATTTTCGTCTATAGACTTGATTCCGTCTTTAGAAATGTAGAACTCTTCCCCTTCCATTGTTGTTTCCCAATCAAAACCATTGGCAACTAAGTTGTAGTAGTCGTAGGACCACTGCGGTGGGTAATACTTGAAACTCACAGAGGGAACATCTACATCGTCGGCAATAAGAAGCGGAAACGTAGTGTTATCTTCGAACTCCGGGTCAAACTCAACGTCTTCTGGAATATACTCTGTATTTCCAAGACGCTCGGTTGCTGCTTCTGGGGACGCGAAGTTTGGATTTTTCTTTACGTACTCTTCATCGTTTACGATAATCTCCGGAGGACGAACAAAACGTATAACGTCGGTATTAAACTCGTTTGGATTAACGTTTATGTCTTTCGTCCACTTTAGATTAAGCTTTCCTCTCTGGTCTTCCGGAACAGGATTCCCGTTCTTTTGCCGAATAGCTTCGGATAGGATTGTTATCTGCCCTTGGCCCACCGGAGTGTCTTCGTATACATACACGCCAACAACACGGGACACGCCTTCGGTGTATGGACGAATTTCATGGTAGATAACATCGCCTCTAGAATCGGTGATCTCAATCTGAACTTCCGCGCCAGAGGCTAAGTTTTGGCTTCCGTTGATAATGAAGCCGTTTTTTCCCAAGTTGAACTCTTCCCCGATCTTTGTTACGTTGAAATAGAAGGGGGAGTTGTTTGATTCGTCTTCGATAAAGGTCCTGCGTGAAGCAAGATCTCTTTTTTGTCTGGACTTTTTGATCTTTGGCATAACAAGAACAACTAATAATTTGTGTGTAATTATTTCTTATTACCGCGTTACACGCCATTCTCGTTTCCTTGGTCGTCAACCGCAGAGAGAATAAGACCACCATCATCCTGAAATACAAGAGAAGCGTGTCCATCGGGGGGTTGAAGCCCTCCATCGTCAATCTTTTGATCTGTAGTTCCCGGCTCGTTGCTTTCAATAGCTTCGTTTTTAAACACAGGCATTGCAACTACTCCCGTTCTAGAAATCTGTACATAGTGAGGAACGTTTTCTTGATAAGCATTTGTGTCGGGATTTCCGTTGTTGCTTGAATCATACTGAACTGAAATAGTGTTTGCTTGAATATAACGTTCGCTAATTTCATAAGCCGTGGTTCCATCGTATGAAATTTCAATATCTCCCCCATCCCCAATGTTAACACCTACGTTGGGAATATTTGGGTTAGAAGGGTATTTTACTGCGATGTCAACAGAAGAGCCTTGAATATCTACTTCGCTATTAGAGGCTTTTAGTCTTATTTTTGGTGTTGTAGTTGTAGATTCAATCAAATCAAAAGAAAGTCCGATCCCATCCGAATCTTCTTTAATTTTTAATCCTGCACCCGCTTTGAACGTCCCAACATCCGTGACAGTCAAGTTACTGTTGAACTCGTACGTTACTCCACCACCTGTTGACGCAAACGTTCCGGAGGCAATATCGGAAGCGTCAAGATCAAGATCACTTGACACCGCATTTAAATTCGTGGCTTCAAGCCCACCACCTGTATTTGCAAGAAACTGGCCGTTTGTGATTTTCTCAGACTTTAGATCTCCACCGTCTCGAATAAGAACAGAGTTTGTTCCAACTTGAAAACCGGATATACTGCTTGCCCCCTCTCGAAGAACAAGACTATTTTGATCTACAGAAACGTCTTGAAGATTATTTGAACCGTCTGTGGAAAGAACTTTATTTGAGCCGAATGAAAATGTTGTTAAGTCTGATCCTTCTCGAACCAAAAGAGAGTTTGAAGGGACGCTAAATGAATCCAGATCCGACCCGGTTCTTGCTAAAATAGAGTTTTGGTCAACTTCGATTCCATCAAAATCTCTAGACCCATCAGATCCGGTGCTGTTGTTTAGAAGAACTTCGTTTTGGTTTCCGTCAAGGGCAACACCCACTTTTGCTATGCCCGAAATGAAAGACGCCGGAGAAAGAAGTGAAAACGAAGAACCAAGAGCAACTGTTTCGTCCGACTCAATGTTGAATACGACTCCTGCTCCACCCCCGGCCCCGCTTGCCAGAATATTAAGATCGATAACGTTTTCTGAAGGGTCTCCTTGGTCGTCAACGAAATCAACGTCGGGAAGAAACGCCCCGTTCATTAATATCACATATGTGTTTGACGGAATTTCAATTTCGCCGCTTGCCGTATACGTCCCTTGTTGAAACGTAACCTGCGTTTGTCCACCAAGAGACGTTTCATCTATAAACGTTTGAATGTCAGATAAAGAAGCGTTTACGCCAAGCGGAGATTGAATACTTCGGCTTACAGACCGAACCTCTGTATTGGGTTGAACGCTTGATATTTGCGGTACAATTGCCATATTCTTTAAATTTTTTAAAGACTGAATGAAATGCTTCCTCCCCCAAAAGAAGACTTAATATCGGCTTCAAAAGTGAATGATGTTATATTTGAGTAAGAAGGCTGGTTCCCTTCGGCGTAACTAACAGTTATTGTTGTGGTAAGACTATCGTTCCCACCGGATACGTTACCGCCAATTGGAAAAGAAGCGGGAACGGCCCCACTATTTGCATTGTTAACATCTTCTACCGTGGCAGTAACAGAAGCTTCGTCTACAAAAGCCGTATCCGACCCAACTAATATATCGTTAAAGTTCCAAAGCACACTTAGTGTACAATTAAAGTCTGCGCTTACAGGTGCCGCTGGATCGCCTATATCATCATCGTCATCACCAAAACCGGGATCAGCAATTTCATTAGGTGAGCTATTTGCGGAAGCACTAACAGAACCAAAAGTTATAGGTTTAGATGCTGATATTGGGTTTGTATCTTTTACTCCGAACCCATCACTATATTCTACAGAAAGATTGCCTTCTGATCTAGAGTTAGGTTCGGGATTGAAACTCTTGCCTGCATCTTGTGGATCTGATCCAAAATTAGCTTGTGTGTGGTCTAGAGATCCTACATCCCATTCAAAGTTACTGTCCCTTTCAGGAAACCCATCAGCAAACTTCATACCCTCTACTGCAGATTTGCTAAAATTAACCCTCTGAGTAGTGCCAAAAAGTTGAGATTCCACGACGGTGCCATCATTTCCAGAAATGTTGAGGTTTGGTGTATTTCCGTCTATGTCTATTTCAAAAAGGATAACATCCGGCCCTGAAAGGGAAATTGAGCCATCGGACATGTCGTAATCTTCAAATGATCTAGTTGAAGGGGTTTGGCCTTCAAGCCCATTAGCTACGTCTTCTCGAAAACGAATATCTTGCTCGCTAGGATTCGGTGTTCCGTATACGTAGTCCAAAAGTGTTTCAATGTCTAAGTCTTCACCGTTTGCCATTTACTTGTCCCTTACCTCAGTTTTTAGTTCTTGAATCTCTCTTCTTTGTGACTTAACCTCTTCAATGAGAACGGGGATGAGCGCATTATAAGAGACCGCTTTTTCTCCGTTTGGTCTTTCTGTAACTGCATCCGGCATAACTTTTTCGACCTCTTGTGCCACAACTCCATAGTCGTAACCATTTTCGGAAAGGGTCTGTCCTTCATCTTTCCACTTGAAGTGATACCCGGAAATTCCAGAAAGGATGCCTTCGGTGTCTTTTATCCGGGTGATATTCTCCTTCATTCGAATGTCCGAAGACGGGTTTGCAATAATGTTTCCAGTAACCTTCAAGTCGTAAGCCGTAGATCCGATTTCACCAACAATTACTTCTTCGTTTCCGGAGTTGAAGGTGGTCATTATTTCATTACCATTTTTGATTTCGACATTATTCGTTGACTGTGGAGTAATCTGGTCTGTAGATAGTTGACTTCCAACAGTTGCATTTGATACGGAAATGTTATTTGCCAAAGAAACCGTATAGTCGCTTCCGTTTTGAGACACGCTAATGCTATTTCCCCCGGCAGAAACGGTGACTTGATCTGGAATGTTTAATCCGTTTTCATCAACAGCTAGTTCTGACCCATTCCAATTGATCGTGTCGGAGCCACTTGCAAGAGAAGACCCTACAGAACCTATATCAACTTGAAGCTGATCACTTCCGTCAAAAGAAAGACCAAACCCTTGATCTACGGATATAGTTGTGGGGTTTGAGCCTGAAAAAGAGATACCGTTTCCTTCAGCACCGGAGAACCCGCTACTTACGGTTCCGGCAATTGCTTCAATTGCCTGTCTAAACTCTGAACCTACGTGATTGTTGGGGTCCCCGGTATAACTTGGAATCTCAAAAGTAGTAGAGCGGGTTTCATCTTCTATTTGAATTGACCCGTCAATATTAACTTCAAAAGTGCTTTCCGGTACGCGCTGCCCCGTCAAGATTTCATAAAGACGAAAAACGTGGTCCGCTTCAATTGTCTTTCCGGTTTCTACTTCCGATAAATTAAGTCCAAAAGGCATATAATTTTTCTGTTAAAGTGACTGTTTATATATAGGTTACTTTGCTTTTTTCCTTTCCCGAAGACCGGATCTCCATTAGGTCGTCAACCATGTCTCTCATCATATCCACGTGCGAGATCACGACCGCAAATTGGAATTGAGTCTTCAGGTAGTCAAACAAAAGACCCATGTTGTTTAGGTTTGTCCGGTCTGCGGACGAAAACCCTTCATCGATTGCAAGAAAGTTCGGGCTTGGAAGGTTTGCAACGTTAATAAGAGCAATTCGGATCGCAAGGCTTGAAATAAACCGCTCAAAGTTTGAAGCAATTTCTAAAGGCCACGTGTCCTCGCCATAATTTATAAAGGCGTCTACGTTTTTTCCGTCAAGCTCCATTGAAACGGTAAATTCAACCATACTTGAAAGAATTGAGTTGACTTCGCTTTCAATCGTTGGCATTGCTCTCCCAATAAGTTCGTATGGCACCCCGTCTCTTTTTGTGGCTTCAAGATAATATTCGTATGCCCGATTTTCCTTCTTTAGCTTCCGGTACTTGTTCAACTTCTGGGTGGCCTCTTCTTTGTCTCTTTCGGCAACCTTCATTTCAGAGTGCTTTTCACGGGCCATGCTTGAAGCCTCTTTCTTTTCCTCTTCAAGCTCGAAAATTTCGTCTTTCAACGGGTCAATCTTGCCTTGAACCTTGCGATTGTGTTTTATGTCCTCTTTTCTCTTCTCGTAACCCTCAATTTGAGACTGGACGTTTGAAAGCTTGCTTTCTACCTTGGAAAGTTCAACCTCTTTCTCGTTGGCCTTGGATTGAAACCCGTTCACTTTGGTCTTTATGGACTCAATCTTGCCTTGAATTTCGTTTACTCGCTCGTAATCTTCTTTTGCGCTTTCGTCGTTTACCTTTTCTTTTAGCTTCTTAGACTTGGAAATAATGGTTTGAAATTTCGATTCAACCGATTGAAGATCTTGCTTGTATTCTTCGAGTTTTTTCGCGTCTTTTTCGTTTCTTCGAACACAGTACTTGCAGTCGGGATCAAACTCGGAATGAGACTCGATGTGTTCGATTGAATCTTTAAGCTGGCTTCTTCTGTCTTTTAGGTTTTTGGCGCGGGTTTTGTTTTCTGCAAGCTGTTCTTTCTTCTCTTTCCAACGCTTATACCGACGCTCTACCTCTTTTACATCAAACGAATTTTCAAGAAGTTCTTTGTACCCTTCAAGCGGCTGTTGCTTCTCTCTTTTCTTGATTTGGAAGTGCTCAACCTTGTCTTTTACAGACTCTTTTTCGTTTTCAAGCTGACTTTTTCTCTCTTTGAGTGAAGAAATGTCTACGTCTTCGCCGGGAACGTCTCTTAACTTTTGGTTTAGCGAGACAAGACGCTTATTTTTAGATTCAATCTTGTCTTCAAGGTCTTCTTCTTTCTTTGAAAACTTTTGATAGGCGTCTAAAGCCCTCTCATACCGCTTCTCTGCCGATGCTATGTCTTCGGATAGGCTGTCCCCCTCATACTCTTTAAGAAGCGTTGTAGCCTCTCTACGTCGTTCTTTGGCCTTGTCGTGGAGACGGTCAAACACGTCGATTCCAATAAATCGGGAAAGCATATCCTTCCTTTCCGCTTGTGTCTTTTCAACAAACACAGTTCCGTCCGTCTGCGTGGAAAGGGCAGTCGTTACAAAGTCTTCGTATTCACCGATATACTCTCGAATGATTCGATTTGTGTCCCGCCTTCTCTTTCCATTCAAAGACGTTGTGCTTCCCGTTTCTTCTTTGACGTAAAAGTTTACGTCCACAGGGACCCGGCCTTGGTGCCCTTTTTTCTCCCCGCTTCGTTCGATCACATATTCCTTTCCGTTGATTTCAAGAACCGCTTTTGAAGAAAACCAGTCGGAGTCGTTGTTTAGAACCTTCTTTGACTTTCGGGTTCTAGAGCATCTGTCAAAAAGGCAGTAGCTAACCGCGTCAAGAATGGAGGACTTTCCGCTTGCGTTATCCGCAAAGATTCCAATGATCCCGTTTGCCTGTGTGAAGTCGATTGTGTTGTCCTCCCCATAAGAGAACATGTTTGAAAATTCAAATCTTTTCAACTTCCAACTTAGGCTCCGGTTTTCCCACTTCTTAACCTCTGAATTTAAGTCTCTGTTGATAGACCGGATGTTTTGAAGAACCTCTTCGCTAACGTTTTGAGAATCGGTCAAATACGTTTCGATAAGTTCGTTTTGGCGCTCTGTGTCTTGTACGTTTCCGATTTCAAGAGAAGACTCTCCATTTTGGTTTTGAACAGACCCCCCGATTCCAGACCTGTTCACAGAAACTTCTTGCACGTCATACATCTTCCGAAGGTCCGCTACAATACGTTTCGTTTCTACCGGATCTGTATTTTTTACTCGAAGGCGAAGTCTTGGCTTCTTTGGAACGTCTTCCGGAACCGGGTATGCCCCGTTTTCTACATCCAAGGTGTAGAACCCGTAGTCGTTTTCTACCGGAATAAACTCCACTTCCTTGTTTCCAACATCCCAGAAATTCACCCCATGCCCGGAAACAGGTTCTCCGTGATTTTGCTGAACTAGGCTTCCAGAGTACAGAACCCTCTCATTTGAATCTAAAAACTGTCGCTTGTGAATATCACCCAAAAGGGTTATATCGTACCCTTCAAACATTCCAGCGTTCACCTCTTCGGAACTTAATGTCCATCCGGTGTCCGTCACCGCACCGTTTACAACGCCGTGATACAAGGCAACCTTTGGTTTCGAATCGGGAATAGAGTTTGCTTTCGGGTAGTTTTTTGGCTTGTCAAGCTGGCTCATGTGGATAAACGCCACCCCACCTACGTCAAATACTTCCGTCTCTCTGCTATAGTAGATCCGTGACGTGTCGATATTTCTTACAATCGGCGTAAGGCTGTCCATTCGGTCAGGGCTAACCAAATTTTCATCGTGGTTTCCCGGAATCAAAATAACCGGAGCAACAGAAGATAGACGCTTCAAAAAGTTTGAAGCCACGTCCACAAGTTCCGGCGTGAGGTCGGTTTTAGCATGAACGATATCCCCCAAAAGGGCAATAACGCTTCCCTCTGTTTTTCGATTTTCTATTTCTTCATACAGGTTTTCAAACACTTCTTTGTATTCGTCGTGTCTTTTTAGCGTTCGGATATGAACGTCTGCAATCTGAAATATCTCTGTTACATTTTCAACTCCAATGTCAACCGTTTTCATTGTGCAAATAAGGCTTTTGTGGTGAATGTCTTCAAGCTATAGATACCAGAGCAAGGGTGAAGCTAAAGTGAAACCTTGTGTTTAATTAACTCTTCAAAGTCGAGTTGAGGTTCGTTTTTCATCCGTTTCCAGCTTCCGGAAAATCCAAGGTCTGCGGGGTCTTTGTCTTCAAGTTTAACAAGCCGAACGTCCTGCCCTTGGTTCAACAGCTTTTCAGAGATTTCAACCCCCGCTTCAAAGGCGTCTCCGTCAAGCATCAAATTGATGTGTGGAGGATTTGTGATTAAGATTTTGTTAAAGAGTCTAGAGTGAATCTTTTTGCTCATAAGACAGGTAGCGTTTCGTCTACAAGCCATAGCGTCAAACACCCCTTCCACAATCGTAAGAGGTTCCGACCAGTCAATGAGGTTGTCAAATATAATGACGTTCCTTGAAGTCTTGGGGTTTAAGTATTTCAAAGACGAACTGCCAAAGAAATCTCTTCCGGTAAAGTAGTTTAGATCCCCGTCTTCATCGTAGCTTGGGATAACGATTCGGTGCTGGTATTTTCCCTCTTTGCACCAACCAATCTTATACTTTATCATGTCTCCACGAGTAATTCCCCGCTTTTGAAGGTAGTTATAAGCATAGTTCCACTCATAGCCCGGATGCTCTTCCCACATTGGCTTATACTCTTCTGGAAGCGAGAGAACGTCAACGCTAGAAGATGGCTTGTCCCGTTTGCCTCCGTACGATGGCCTGTCTAAAGCCTTTGAAAGCTTCTTGAAAAGATGTGAAGAAGCGTTGAGCTTTTTCAAAAGCGTAAACAAACTCTTCCCGCTCTCCTTGCATACCCAACACTTGTAAAACCCAAACTCCTGCTTCGACGGGTCTAGATTCACCGACAACTTCTTTTTGTGATGACCACAGAACCTGCAGTGAAACAGGTGTTCTCCTTTGTTTACTTCCCGGTAGTCGCTTCCTAAAACCGTTGTGAGAACGTCTAAGACCTTTTTCTTCTTGTCCATAAAAGTTGATATGTAACTTAGTTAATGTCTTTTCTGCGTGGAAATAGAAAAGCCTCTACCCACGTTCGATTATAGGTAGAGGCTCTTTTTGAGTCGTATGTAAAGGCGAGAGGAAGCTTATGTAAAGTTCTCTTGAACGTAAGAGCTTGCCAGTATCACAGCGTCTGCGGCGTCGTCTGACCCCGGCCTTGGATTTCCAGATCTTGTTAGTTCCCACTCAATGCCGTAATGGTTCGACACCTCTTCGATGATCCATCCCTTTGAGTCTTTATACGTAGACCACGGGCTAGAATACGAAGATGGAACCCGTCCCCGGTCAAGGAAGCTATTTTTCTTTGCCGTAGACGGATGGATTTTTTCAACGGCGTCTTTGCCAAGACGTTTTATTAGTTCATACTCGATGATCGCGTTGAACTGGAGAAGAACGCTAATTGAGGTAGTTGTGGTCATGCCCCCGTAGTTTTTCAAAGCGTCTTCCAAAACAACGGCGTCGGCGTCTTTGATTTCCGGCCACACGTTTTCATCAAACTGCTCGACAAGATCAATGAGATCGTAATCGCTGTCTTTTTTGAATTTGTGCCAGTCGTAAGATATAAGTTCCCCGTCTTCGGACATAATTGCAAATCCGGCCACGGTTGTTGAAAGGTCAAGTCCTGCAACTTTTTTCATTTTTCACCTCTTTTGTGTAAACTGAATTCATCTATAAGTAGGTGTGAAGCTGTAAAAATGTATGGTCCGAAACACGTTTCTCACGGATAACGGTTGAACCATCGTCGCGTCCTTCGATAACGACATTCCCCTCATCAAGAATTTTTCTTCTCGGTGAAAGACTAATTTCACCGTCTTCAGTAGCTTCGCTGTCTGGTATAACTTTCAATGCTCCGTTTTCTCTTACATATTGTGGCATGTTAATATATGAAAGTTCAAATTATTTAAATTATAACACTTAGTCCGTTTTCACCTTCATCTGAAACGAAAAGAATGTCACCAACCATGTCGCTATCGGTGACTCCGGTTACATTTAACATTTTTGTTTCGCTTACAATCTTCGGGCCATAACCGTCTTCGATGTTGACTGTTGTGATATAATTATCTGAAACAGCGTATGCGAAATCTCCATGAAGAGAAAGGGTTTTAGGAATAGCTTCAGGTTCTAATATTTTCGTTTGTTTCAGACCTTCAGCATTTCCGTTAGAAATAATTTCTGTTCCATCTATCACATAAAAAATTGGTGAATTATCATCATCACTATATCCGACTACGTAGGCATAGTTCCCATGTAATTCTGCATCATTAGCTGGAAAGGATTCAAATTCTATGTTCACGGAATTAAGATCGGTATTTAAATCTTGACGGTCTTTAAATATAGGAGTAACTCCAAAACCAGTAATAAATGTTGTAACATATCTTCCATCTGAAAATGAGGATTTATCGGTTACTATCTCAAAACCTGTGTCTACACCAAAAGAAGTTGAATTACTTTTGTTGGGTGATACAGGATTAGAAACATCAATTTCGAACAAAAAGTTTCCCGCAATGACATAGACCGTATCTTTAATATGTGCAAGGTCTTTTATTTCCTCATTTGTCAAATCGCTGTCAATGGATGTGTTTTCGTTATATGTTCCAGCCACGGAAAGACCTTTAGGGTTTGAGAGGTCAACCACACTAAATTGGTTTGTATCTCGGTCTATAACGTATGCATAATTTCCGGAAATATCAAACCCGTAAATGTTTTCAAACCCTTCATTTGTAAATGTACTAACAAGTTCAGGTTGAAGTGGATTTGATATGTCTACAACTTTTATAGCGTCTCTATTTTCATTAACTCCAAACGCAAATTCGCCTTGAGTCTCAAAATAGGTGAACCCACCTAACTTACCTTCTGCTTGGTATATAACCCGTTTTTTAGATGGATCTAATGCATCTTGAATGTCTAATCCACGGTTTTCATCCGGTATAACTCGGATTCCCCCATTTTCTCTTATGTATTGTGGCATGATGTCTTTAAGTATATGTTTGTGATTACTTTATAAATATATATGGTCTATGAGTATAAAAGATAATTACCATAAAATAACGCTTTTACGTATCAAACCGAACAACAATTGTGAACGGGCTGTTCTTAGGTTTTTGAACAGGTTGTGAGAGCTTGCCCACTGCAATAAGGTTCAAAAAGTCGTCATAAAGCCCCACCGTCGTGATAAACGGCTGAAAATCTTCGCTTTCAAAATAGTCAATGAACCCGCCGTTTCCGTCTCGAACTGACGGGTTGCTTACTCCATTGAATTCATGTTGCTCAATTACACACCGAATTTCGTGCTCGTAAAGGTCAACGGTGTTGTCAAACTCCATTGTAAATTCACGAAAACTTCGAAAGCTAAAACTCTCTTCTGAAAAGTCGGCGTAATGTGGAAAGAATGTATAGACGCTTGACTCGTTTGCGTTTGCTACTCTCTTTGTAAATACGATAAGACCATTTGCGTAGAACACGTTTCCAACCTGAACCCCGTTTTCCGCAAACAGGTTTCCATTTCCATCGTCTACAACAACAAACTCTCCTTCAAGAAGGCTCGTTGACCCCGACCCACCTTCAAAAGTGAACTTGACAGATCCGGGGACAATTTTTCTCCCGTACTCTTTTGGAGACACTTTCACGGCCCAAATTCGGTTTTGATCTTCACCGAACGTTGAAAGGTTAACCTCCGAATAGTTTTCAATCCCGTGTTTGTCGTACGGGTCGTCTTGTTTGTAATAAAAATGGTTGACCAGATCAAAAACGTGCTTTTTGAACGTTCCGTTTGGATTTACGTTTGAGGGGTTTTCATAATAGGATTCAAGCGTTGGTCTTTGCGCCCGAACGCCTTCAACAAAATCGATCTCCGGTGTTGATTCTGGACTGGACCGATCATAGTCTATAGATATGGTTTTGCTAACTGTATACGGTGTTACAGAATAGTCGTCCGGTCTTAGGTTTTTAAAGGCCATTTGTAAACGTTATGCTTGCAATACATTTATTTTTTATTGGTAGAACGGGTTATAGTCTACGATACCTATATCACTTGCACTTTCAGGTGAAAAGAAAATTTGGTTTCTTTTAGAATCGAAAGAAGCTTTTTCGGCATTCAAAGATTCCATGTCAGAGAATTGTTCAAATGTTACAACTTCAAGCTCTTCTGCGGTTTTTCCGTCTATTAAAAATACATCACCTTCATTTTCACTGGAAGGGATGAAAACAAACCTACTCTCAATCGAAACAGGACCAGCAAACCTATTATCTGTATAAGCCTTATCGCTTCTTGCCACTTCAGAAAGTGTGTCCCCGGACAAAACAACAAATTCAGATGTATCTACGTCTTGGTAAAAGATTTATCTACACTTTCTAAATACACCGATCCAATTTGGTTTCCAATAGAATCACCTAAAGAGCTAACAGATTCATTGGAAACATCATAAACATTTCCATTTGAAAAAACATGAATAAACACTATTCTATCTGAACGAGTATATCCGGATACATCGGTAAACGTCGGAGAAAAAGAATCAATCCCACCAGAACTTGTAGTTGAATTAACACTTTCATCTACAGGATCTATAAATACTGTTGAGTTCTCGCATCCTATTATTACTTTATTAAAAGGTAAAAATGGTATTAAAACGATTGGAATATTTCCCGAAATATCTATAAACGAACTACTTTCATATTTTCCAGTAGAAGCGTTTATAGTTAAAATTTCTACTTCTTCATTCGAAGTTGCTACCAAAATTTTATTTAAGCTCGGAAGTGGTAACACTGATCTAGTTTGACCGGACAAAGAAACGCTATAACTTGAAAAATTATTTGAAGGATCTACGAAGTCTATGCTGGAAAGGTCATTACCATGAAATCCATATAAATCTTCGTTAGAGTCATAAAAACATCTTTCGGTAAAAAAAGAGGCAATTTCTGACTCTACTGACCGGGGGTTTGAAAGAAATTGATGATCTGAAACACGCTTCTCACGGATAACGGTTGAACCATCATCACGCCCTTCAATAACGACATTTCCTTCATCAACGATTTTTCGACGCGGGGAAAGATCAATTTCACCGTTTTCGGTGGTTTGATCGTCTGGTATAACTCGGATTCCTCCGTTTTCTCTTACGTATTTTGGCATGTTAGTTGAGTTTTAGATTTAGATATCGGACGTAACCTGTTTAGTAATCGAGTTTGATTTTTTCTACAACTATATCTTTTTTCTTTTCAATTTCACTTTCCCAAACTCGCACGATGTTATAACCACTTTCTTTTGCAAGGTTATCTTTTAATCTATCGTTTTCTTTAACTTTTTTTACACCTTTGAAATGTTTGTTATATTTAGGGCCACCGTGCCAATAGTCTCCATCTACTTCTAATAAGGTGTTGTATTTAGGAATATAAAAATCGTAGGACTTAGTATCTCCATCGTCAGTCTGAAGGAAAAACTGGTGTGTGTAGTTTATTTCGTGACTATTTAAAACATTCATAACACATTTTTCTGCTGAAGAATCTTCCCAACTAGAAAAAATCTTTTTTATAGTATTCTTAGAATGGGTATTTCCTTTCATTGGATTCACGTAGCCATTTTCATAAAGCTTTTTGTGTGAATTGCTTATTTTTCGTTTTGTCTCATCTGAGTGTGATTTCCCATACATGTGATGGTTTTGGGGATCTTTCAGGCGATCTTTGGCCTTTTCAGAAATTTTACGCTTAGTTTCTTTTGTGTGTGATCTTCCATACATGGGATGGTTTTTACCTCGCCAATTTTGAGATTTCCACTCATTTTTACACTGATTTGAACATGTGACAAAAGAATTTCCGCGCACTTTTGTTACTTTGTCACAAATTTCACACCTTTCATAATTAGGAACATGGTTAACGTATTTTTTTACATAATCGTAATAATTGATTTCATGAGACCTTATATGAGCAGCAAACCCTTTCATTCCTGAAAAGATTTGGTTGCATATCTGACACTCAATACTCATTAAATTTTTCATATTTATAGCATTAATGCAAACATTACCCACTTTGCGATAAACATCACAAGAACGTAATCAAGCTTGATTTTGATTAGCTGCTCCGATTGAAAGTCTTTTTGAACCGGATTTGAAAGCTTCGCCGTTGCAACCAAGTTGTTATCATCGTCGTAAAGCCCAACAGTCGTGATGAACGTCTTCGGATCTCCTTCAAACTCTTCAATCGCAAGCGTCCCGTCTTCGTTTGTAAATGTTGGGTTGTTTGAAAAGTTGAAGTCTGTGTTTCGGACCCGCACAAAGTAATTAGTAGACACAATTTCTTCGGCAGATCTTCCAACAAAGTATCCACCGTTTTTCACGGCGTTAAACAGCTTCTCTTGGTTTTTGTAGTTGTCGTCTTTGTCTGTTACCGGACGAATGCTGTCAACGATTGATTCAATGTCTTGAATCTCTCCACTTGTTGCTCCACTAATATCGCTTGGCCCGGTAATGATGTTGTAATTTGTGGAGTCGTCGCTAAAGGTTACAAGGTTTGTGAAGCCTTCGTATTGCCCTGTAGACGAGTTAAAGTTTCTGTCCGGGCCTTGCCCCCCAAACACCGCCGCGTGTCTTTGAAGTATATTAGGGTCCAACACAATGATTCCAAGGTCCGGGTAAAACTCTCCGTATGGTTTTGCTGGAAGGTATTCAGAGAGTTCTGCATAGTCTTCCGGTTGAATAACGTCGGGGTTTGAAGTTTGTGGGTTATCCAAGTTCAAAGATCCTTGATATACTTCATAGCGGTTTCCAATATTTCCGGCGTTTAGCTGTTGGTTATTGAAGTCTGTATCTGCAGTTTCGTCAACAAGCGTAAGGACAGAGTATTGAGAGTTTGAAGAAAATTCTGGGTAATCTCTACCGTCAGGTCCATCAAATCCGGAAGGCGTACCGTCAGAAAAAAGAAGTCGAAGTTCCCAATTCCCCGGATCAACCTTTTGTTTGTACTGTGCTCTTGATATGTTAATAACGTAGAGGTCTTCGCTTTTTGTAAATTCAACGGCACCGCTCCCCCCGGAATCCAAGGTACCGCCTTCGGAATCAAAGAAGCTATCTCTTGTTTCATTTACGTCAAACAGAACGTTTTTGTGTTGTGCATAAACGCCTGCGGTAGACTCTAAGGCTTCAACGTTTCCGGTGTCGATTTCTTCACTTCCCCCACCGTCTTCATTCCCATATGCCACGGCAAACTGAATTCGAGCCGCTTCTAAATCGATATTCGGGTCTTTATCATAAACTTCAAAAAAGTATTTTCCGTTTTCAGAGTCTCTTTGGCCTTGAAGGGTAAACATCGAATCGTAGTCGAGACGACCCACTCCTTCCGACCAAAGACCCTGAGTTACGATTTGCCGCCTGTTTCGAACAATATCGTTTCGGTCAAACCGTTGAAAGAAACTTGTAACGCTTTCCTCCACGTCAAGCGTAGAGCGGCGAACAAAGTCGTCCTCCCCGTTATCGGAGTTGAGAAGCGCAACAATTTCTTCTTCGGTTAGGTCTTCCTCGTTTTGAATTTGCTGCAGAAGTTGGGCGCGAAGATCTTCAGATAGCATATTTATTTTACGTATCGTATTATATGATGTGTTTTATAACTTTGAAAATTTGATTATTCGTCGGGGCCTTCAACCGTAACTTCAACCGTAGCGGACCCGCCTGTTTCATTTCCAATGATTGTAATCGTCGTTGAGCGCGTTCTTCCCGGTCTTACGGTTTGGGCTGTAACCAGAAACTTTCGGCCAACAGCCGTTTGGGTTCGAAGATCGTCGTTATCGGACAAGAAGTTTGGTACTGTGCCTGTATTTGTAGACACCTGACCACCTGCTGCTACTCCAATCGTTACAACGCTGTTGTCTTGAACAACCGCCGTGTACCCAAGGGTATCGTTTGAACCGTTTCTTGTAAACGGAACAATTTCGTCTTGCTGTCCCGGTTGAAGCGTAGAGCTTTCACTTGGAACAGACACAATTGGAACACGCACCGTGCCTCTTGGAAGTGTAATAAGCTTATAGCGAAGTGACTGGCTTTCTTCTGTGAATGCTTCAAACATTGGAATATTCGCAATCACGTTGCCAGAAAACTCGCTTCCTGCGGGGTGTGAGCTTTCCCATAGGCTATAATCTACTTCGTCGTCTGAAAGCGCAAACTTGGTAATTCCAAGACTCTCCCCGTTAGCTAGCTTTTCTCTTCCTCTAGATGTAAGCACAGCCTCTACGGTTACTTCTTCTGAATTTAGGTATCCCATATTTCGTTAGTTTTTAAAATGCTTTGTTTTTATCTTCAATTAATATATAGGAGGTTGGCTACTATTCAACGTCAAGAACCGGGCCTTCACCTCCTTCTCTATCACTTGGTGAAACAATAAGCCTATCGCTTGTCGTTTCTGTAACTTCAACGGCTGGCCCGTCAACCTCTGCGTTCCACTTGACGCCTTCGTATTTCATTCGTTTTGTAGACGTACGAAACTCTCTATTGAATATGTAGTGTCTATAGAGTTTATACGGTCTTACAGGGGGTTGAATTTCTCCAAACGGAGTTTGAACAAGGTTTTGTTGGTTGACTGTGCTGTAAACGGCAGACCCGTATATAGAACGTTGATCTCCATATGCAAACCCGAATCCAAAGACTTGAAAGTAGTTTAAATGCGAGTATTCAAACGGGTTCGTAATTGGGTTGATAAATTGTATCGTTTGCTTGAATGGAACCCGACGAAACCTTTTTAGAGACTTCCAATTTCTATAGCCGGGAATGTCTGTTACAACGTCGTCAAACCCGTTTGATATTAGGTCAGAAAGGTTATAGCTTGTCTCGAAGCTTGGCACATCGCTATTAGGAAATATTTCTACCGTATTTGCATCCACGGTGTTATATGTCCCAAAAACCTCTCCATCTCGAAGTACGTCGCCGTTTTGGATTCGAAGCGTTACATTTTCCTCCGGTGGAATCTCCCAGAACTCTTCTTCGGTGTAAAGGCTTTCATCTTGCCTTGTTCTTCCCTTCGTTGAATCAAGAAGAGTTCCTGCAAATCTATAGTCTCGTTGAGACTTCTTTAAGACTCGCCCACTCTCCCCTTTCGTATATGTTGGGTAAAACCCTGTAGCTTTAATTTCTTCAACAACGCTTGAAAACGTCTCTTCCGTTAAGTAATTTGAATCCGGAAGTGCAACGTTGTCTGTAACATCAATGTCGGTTTCGCTTTGAAGGTCTTCTTTTGTGACCCCTGTATTCTTTGCCCGGTATCTTTCCAAGAAATGAGGCTCAAGAAGCGATCCGTATGTTAGGCTACTTCTGGCGGGGATGATGTTTTGAAGCTGTTTAAAGAACGCCCGGTTAAACTGGTCAATGTATCGAAAGTACGCGTTCCAGTCAATATCGTCAGGATACTTCTTCCAATATTTCTTATTTAGAGATTCAAGTTCTTTGTACCTCTCCCGCCGAAGATTCTCCGGGTCTGCAAGAAGATCATTCAAATCGTCGTAACCGACAAGTGCATTTATGTCTCTGTTTACCGCTTCGTTGGGGGAGAAGTATACACCTATTTTGTTGCTGTCTTTTCTGTTTAGGTCAAACTCTCCACGCTCTCTTTTTTCCGTTGGGCTAAGAGACCCAAGAAGATTTGATTCTTCAATTCGAATTTTTGTTGAAGAGTTTGAAAGGCTACCAATTTTTAAAGGAGTTACGTAGTTTAGCCTGTTGTAGTTTACGAAGTCTTCACTTACGTTCATGTACCCGTTTTCAGATATCGTACCTGTATACGGATTCGTTTGGTTTGGGCTTTCGTTTTGAAGATCATTTTCAGAGAAGTCTAAGTTTATGTACAGAAAACGATTTAAGCCAATGTCAAGGTCTTTTCTTTCCGGTCCAAGAATAGACTCTTTGTTATCGTAGTCGTACTTATATGGGGCTAAAACGTGTTCCTTAAACTTTGATTCATCAAGTTGTCCCCTCCATACTTTTACGTTATCAACCTCCCCACGGAAAGACTCCCCCACAAATAGGGTTTCTCCGGATGATAGGTCAAAACCGGGATCAAACGCGGAGTCTTCAAAATACCAAGTAACACTTTCGGAAGCAGTCTTTGGGCTGTCAAACTCATATGGCCCAAGCTCTCCAACTTTCCCAAGTCGTAGCGAAATAGAGTTTTCATTGGGGTTGTAGTTGACGTTCAAGGAGTTGAAGTTTCCATCAAAAATAGGCACTTTGTCCGCACCTGCCCCCACAGAAAGCGTGTTTCCGTTAACGTTCATTTCAACATACCCAAACTCTTCTTTTACAGACGGGGAAAGAAACTTTTTCAAATCAACAGTTAAAACGTCCCCACCAGAAGATTCAAGACGTAAAATTCGAAGATCCGATGATCCTTTATACTCGCTTCGAAATCGGGCTTCAATGCTTTCAATTTTATCATCCGGGAAGTCCCACTCAACTTCAACGTTTTGCGAACCCATAAACTCCAAGGCCGAAGTTTCGTCTTCGTATTCGAAGAACCCCGGATCGGCCTCGGAACTTCCACCACCATACTCTCGAACGGTAAGACCGATTTTTGGCACGCCATACATTGAAAGAAGGGCTTGAACAGAACGGCGGGTTCCTTTTGTCTTTCCGATGTATGGAACGTTGTTGAGCACCCGCCTCCAAATCTGTTTCTGTACGTCTTCGGCTTCGTTCTCTCCACCGATTAAAACTTTTTGAAGATCTTGTTCACTAAATCCATTGTAGACTTCAAACCCAAAACTGTTTGTGACAAATTGAGTTAGGTCTTTTGAAAGACTTTCAACTTCTTCTATATCTTCGGAGCGGTCTTTGATGTACTGCACATGTTTGATGTATGTGTAAATAATATCAAAATAGTGACCGATCATTGAAATGAAAAGCTCGAAGTTCTCGTTTCGGTCATCGGTCTTAATATACTCCGGAAGATTCGTTTGAAGGCTTGAATCGTTGTTTCTGTCGTATAGGTCAGCTTCCCTTTTGTATTCTTCAAGAAAATTTTGAACGGCTATGTCCGTTGTTGGAAGAAGATTTCCACTGCTATCGCGGATCTCTTCCGATTCAAAAAGAAATGTTTCAAACCCGTCTAACCCTTCGATAAGTGTTGACTTCCGATCTCGAAGCCGCTGAAGTTTGTTTTGTTCGATTGGGTTGCTTGGATTGGCAACCGAACCGGAAGACACTAAAATCTCATCTATGTCTTGGTTGATCTTTTCAATAAGACCAAGCTTGTATTCGAAGTTCAAGACCCTCTCTTTAGCACTTGAAAACTTGACAAAATTTTCAAACTCTGAATAGTTCACATTTAGGTCAACAGAATTTTCATTCTCAAATATCTGTTCAATCGTTTCTCCGCTTGTTTCTTCTTGGCTGTCAAGAAGAGACTCCCACGTTTGAACGCCTGTGTCTCTAAGGTCTGTGCCATCTACGTCCACAGAAAAGTCCGGTCCACGAAGAACGGTATTTGGCTCTTCTTCTCTTTTTTGAACGAACCGCACTCTGTCTACATACGCTGGAAACACTTCTTCGTTGATCCAGCACTCGTCTCCTTGTTCAATGCCCGGTGGAATGGTTTCATATGTCTTCAATACAACAGAATTTGGGTATTCCGGGAACGCCTGCCGATCAATTGTCCAGTTCACGGCGTGAAACGCCGTGTCGTTTCCGAAATTCAACACAAAGCGAAGTTCTTTCCCGTTTGCGGGTTGGTTAAAGAAGGAAACGAACGTCTCTTGAAACGGAATGTCGTACGCCTCAGAGCCAATAAGCTTTGGACGAACCCGGATCTCTTGCCGCGTCTGAGAAACTTCATCAACGACAAGCTTCATTCCCACTTCCGACCCCAAGTTTTTTCGGAGAAGCTGTCTTCTTCTTGGGCCTCGAACGTTTGAAAAGTCTTGTGGAAGGCTCGGGTAAAATACCTTTCTTAGAAATTCATACTTCAAAATATAGCTTGTTTCATTTAGAAGGTCAAGATCATCTAAATGGCTGTAGGTGGGGAGAAGAAGTTTTCCTTCTTCGTCAATCTTGAAGGAATCGATGCTTTTCCAGTCAACAAGCTGTCTCTGCTGGTTAAAGACAGAAATTTCAAGAAAGTCAGATGTAGTGTCCCCGAAAAAGGCAGTTTCTTTTCCTCTCCCAAACTTCTTCAAATCTCGTTGAGATACGATTCTCCCTTTGAATGGGTCAAATGGGTTTTGCTCTACTTGAGAAATGTTTTCTATATTTTGAAGCATCTGTTAAGAAATTTCTCGCGTTTGGATTTCGTCTTCGGAATCTTCTGCAAGTTCGGTGATTTCGGTATTAATAGTTTTTCGAAGTTCCCCGTAGTCGTAAGTTTGCCGAAGAAGATCTACTTGAAGCCTTTCGGTCGGGGCCTGCCCTCCGTCGTACTTTACCTCACCTCTTGGATTTCTCTCGTATCCCGATATGGGTGTGTCTTCAGTTTGGATGATTACGTCTTCAAGTCGGGGATCATCTGTTGGTACCGCCATTGATTGTCACCGTTGTTGTTTTTTTATCCTGTTCAATTTCCGGGTCTTCAAATATTCTGTTAAAATACCGCTTGTATATTCGGTTTCTTCTCGGTTCTGCCCGGTACTTGACTCCGATTTTATTTGAGTCTTGAAGGAAATCTCGAATGATTTTCATATTCGTTCGAATGATTTTCATCGGGTTCCCTTCACCCGTAAGGTCGTTAAATCCCCCGTCTTTGGTTTTGAAGCTCCAGTCTACGTATCCCCCCTTCATGTCTTTAAATATCGTTTCGTAGCTATTCTCGCCGCTCTCAAAGGAAAATACGGTGGGCCACCCGCTTCGGACCTTTTCATACGGATATGTGTTTTTCAAAACCGCCTCAGCTAAGAGGGTGTTTAAGCGTATCATCGTGAAGAAACTTTGAATCTGTTTGTGGTTGGGCTAAAGTCTACGGTGCGCCCGTCTATATGCTCGAATTGAAATTCAATGGAGTAAAACCGCTCCGGTTGAACGTTTTTTAAGTCCAAGTCGAAAAAATACCCGTTTTCATCAAAACTGCATTTTGACTGTTCGCTGAACGGGATAATTCTTCTTCCATTCCGAAGGTCTTTGATTTGGTACTTTAGGTCTCCATCTTCGATTCGCACCGGATCTTTGTCTCTTTGAAAGTCTTCTACAAACTGTTGCTTTATGTACTTCTCTTTAACGTTCAACCGAAACCTCTTAATTCCGTTAGGTCTGTATGTAGACTCGATATTTTTGATCTGGATTGTCGGATTTGCCCCGATTCCGATAGACATACCCACGGATTCATCAACGAAAGAGTCGTCATACTTTACGACAAGCTCTGGGACGTAAATCGTATGCGTCTTATTCCCGAAGTATTTTAGTTCATAATCGGTTTCACTAAACCTTGGCTCTGACCGAATAAGAAAGCCGTGGTTTTCAACTGCGTTTTCGATCCACGCAAAAACAACAGTTGTAACGTCTAAAACAACGTCTGTTTCTTGAAATTCATCAAACGTTTTGAAGTTGCCAAACGAAGAAAGAAAGTCTCCACCGGGAGAATCCCAATCTTCTGGTCCTCTGCTGTTCCAAGAAACGCCTTCGCTCGTTTGTGGCTCGTTGAATTTTCTTCCACGCCCCCTTTCAAACTCGCTTTCCAGAGGATTTACCTCAATGTCGTACTCTGCCGGGACATTTGAAGCCTCTACTGTATAAAGGCGAAGATCTGCTTCAAACATTTGACCTGAAATTCCGCTTCCGACATACTTTTTAACTCGCTCCAAGTCAAACTTCGATACGATTCGGCGCTCAAAACCGTTCTCTCTTCCAAGCTCTAAGATTTCGTTAACGCCAACATTTTGATTTGGCCTGTCTTCATAAAGGGTAGAATCTTTAAGTGGGTTTAAAAAATGATACATCGTCGTTTCTGTTTAACTTACCTTTACAGTTATTAATTCGGGTTCTGAATTTATTTTAGCACGTGGGAATTGCCTCTTTATGAAAGTTTTGTAAAGACGTTCTCGTTTTTTAGCGTCGTCTGTCTTTCCAGAAGCACTAATGGTAAACACTTCATACGGGCCATCTGTAAATATTTCTTTGTTTCTCTCGTAAAAGTCCTTCACAACGTTTACGACGGTATTGATAATTTTAAGAGGCTTGCCTTCTCCGGTCAAGTCTCTATACATTCCACCTTTTATCTTAAATCCTACACCAATTCCATCAACCCCGTCATCTCTAAGGAGGACTTCATATTCATTTTCATCGGATTTAAAACTATAAGCCGCGTACGTCTTCCTGTTTGAAGGACCAACATCCACGTTTTCTTTATCTAAGCTATACGGGTAGACTCCAGAAGAACCGCCACCGATTTCTTTTAATATGTCGTTGAGTCTAATCATTTTTAACCTGTCTGTTATTCGTCTTCAACTTCATGCCATTGGTTGCACCACCCCTCCGGTTCAACTTTGCCCCGGATTTGAGAACAAATGTAATCTCCTGTTGCTACCTCTTGGTAGAGATATTCACAGTTTGAACATTTTTGCTCTCCGCTGGCTTGGTCTACATATTCGGAGTCTTCTTTTGACATTTTATATGGTGGAGTTCCAGATTTAAGCAAATGATACAAAAGCGGCACTCTTTTTTTATAACTATCACTTGTATTTTCTTTCCAATCTTCTATTGCCTCTTTAACGCCCGGATGAAGATCTTCTACTGGAACATCTGAATAGCTAACAGGTAATTCTTGATCTTCTTTCACTATTTTAAAGGCTTCTTGACGTATAATGTTTCTAAGTTTTTTTTCACTCATGATTTTATCTCTTTCATTAAGAACTCTTTGATTTGTTTGGTACTAGAGTATTCAATTCTGGAATGGGAAGGTATATCGTCACCGATTACAATATACTTTTTATCTTTATATGTCGCCATAAACTCTTTTGCCTTATTTACACTTTTTTCACCACCAAACCCTTTTACTTCAATAACAACACCGTCTTCGGTTTCAAAGTCGGGTTTATAATATTGGTTTTTTAACTTGTACTTAGGTTCATATTCATAGTTTATTCCAATGTCCTGTAAAATAAATGCAATTCTCTTCTCCCAACTTGACCTTACTACATGATTTAAACCGTCAACTTCATATGTATTATATTCGGAACCACCCACGCCAGCTTTTATCATACCCTCAGATACTCTTTTCCCCCATTCTTTTCTTTCTTTCTCTGACCTTGAACTCCATGTTTTTTTCATCGAATCTGCACGTTTATCGCAAATACTTTTCTTCTTATTTTTTGAAAGAGAGTTCCAATGTTTTTTAACGGAGTTAGAAATTTTCTGTCGCGTTTCTTCATCAAAATTCACAGAACAATGATCAGTTCCATTTTTCGAAAACCAAGATTTAAGTGACTTAGAAATTTTTTCTTTTGTAGACTCTGGCATTTCTTTTCCGTACATCGGATTGTCCTCTCCAGAGAGAGCCTGAGAAAGTTTTTCTTTGTGACTTTTAGTTAAAGATCTACCTCTATTTTTTTGGGCTACTTTTTCTATGATCCTATCTTTTTCTTCTGCTGGTGTGTTTTTCCATCTTTGTTTTTGACCAGAAGACACTTTATCTTTAAATTCTTCAGATCTAGATGTATCTATGTCATAATTTTCTTTTAGTTTACCGGGATGGCTATTGTCGTCTGACCGCCCCCAATGTATTGACAAACCAACTTTACTTTCAGTCTCATAGTTACAACCATTCGAAGGACATTTCATATCTTTAGTATACTTTCATATTAGTGCTTCTTTCATCCGGGTCCATGTTTTTAAACCGCTCAATGGCCTCTTGGACCTCTTCAGGGGCTTCTGCTCCAGCGTCCGGATACTCGTATTGTTCGGACAAAAACTTTTGGACCTCTTCACGAATAACCTTCTCTAACTTGTCTTTTGAAAGATACATAGCGTTTAAACTTTATGTTAATTGAATAATTGGTTTGCGTGTCTTCTTATTTTGCACTCCCTCTTATATCCCGATCTGGAAACTTGATTTCAAACACGGACGGGTCCAAAGACGGATAAATGATGTTGTCTTGAGTCGCTGATTCTATATCGTAAATATTATCGGAGTAGTCGTCTCCGGTCTTATTTGTAATTTCAAACTTAGAAACGTTTTGAACTCCGTCGATTTCATTAAGTTCACGAACAACTTGGCCGATAATGATTGGCTGTGCAAACCCTTGGTTGTCTATGTCGAATAGTTCTCGAAGTCTGCTTAGGCACCGGGCAAGAACTTGGTTCTTGTTGTATGTAGAAAACACAAGAACTTCAAACTCTATGCCAATGTTAACCACAAATCCGTCTTTAATGTTTACAGCATCGGTAAGCATTCGGAACTGACGGAGATAGTTTTTTAGGTTCTGTTTCGTGGCGTCGTTTATAGACGTGAGCTTTTTATTTTCGTCGTAGCCCAGAACATAAAGGTTGATTGCAAGCGGGTTTTCTTCCGTCCGGTTTGTTGACCCGGTTTGAACTTCGTCGTTTGTAACATACGCTTTTGCAACGGACCCATATCTGCTTGGCATGTTTAAACTTCGAACAACATAGTCTTCCTTTGTTACCGCACGGTCCTGTGCAGAGAAGAAAGCCCGTGCGTTGTTTTTGATTTCTTGAATAGATTCAGGGCCTCTGCCTCCCGTTGCCGGAACAGGGTTTTGAACACTTAGGCTGTCTTGAACGTCTTGGACCTGTTGTTGTCTTGTGGGAGACAACGCCTCAAAGTCTTGAACGTCAAAATCTACTTGATCAACAACTGTCAAATCGCTTTTCGGAACGTTCGAAGACGTTCCACCCCCAGAAGAATATTGAACCGTGAGGGTCGTGTTATATGGAACCTGCCCGTAGGTGTCTGTTTGAAGAAAGTTTGAAGGGTCAAGCGGCTCTTGAAGCTGTTGCTCGGGCGTGAGAACCGGGTTTCCGATGTTCTGTGGGTTGGGGACGATTTCTTCATTTGGTTTGTCTGACGCCCCGGAACCAAATTGGAGAAACACGTCTCCGCTTCGATCTACCCTTTGAATGAATCTTCGGGGTGTTCTTTGAAGCTTTAGAAGAGAACGAACGTCAACGTCGTCTGTGAAGTTGGGGTCGGTAACGTTTGTGTTCTTAAACTCTTGAAACGTTGTTTCTTGCGCTAAATACGGAACTTCAAACCAACGGTTTCCGTCTGAATCGGTAACTTCTAAAATGTCAATGAATTCATCGTCTCGAATGAAAATTCTCTGGTAAGCTTCCGGGGACCCGAAATCAAACGTTCGAGTACGAATTTCTCCCGCAACAGCCGGAACCGTCTTCGAAAGAAGATATTGGGTCGGTTCTCCAGAAACGTCTCGGTTGAAAATCTCAACATTCAACGGGTCGTCAAACCGATCAATCGTAAAGTCAACCTCTCTAGTTGTTCGAAACGTAACGTCGGGGTTGCTTGAACTTGTAACTGTCATTCCCTGCTCAATTGTGGGAACCACAGAAAAGTCCGGCTCAAGTTCTCCGGTTTGGCTGCTTGTTCGAACCGGGGAAACGACAAAGACCTCAATTTCTGTTTGTGCGGGTCTGTTTTGCTTTGGGGTGTACCCAAGGACTTGCGCTAAGTCTCGAACGTTTTCTTCTTCTTCGGCGTATTGTATTAGATTTTCGCGGAACTGTTGGTCGGTGTAGTAGGAAAGAACATCGCCAACATACGAAGAAAGTTCGATGAAGACGTTTCCGATGCTTTCTTCGGAGAAGTCTTGGTACGTCTCCGGAAAGTACGTCTTGGTAAACTCGATTAAACCGTCTTTGATTGAATCAAAGTCGCGGTTGAGATATCGAATGTCCTTTGAATTTTCGTT